TTAAGTATAACACCTTAAAAAGTAAATGTCAACAAAAAAATCGCATTTTTGAAACTTTTTTTATTGCATTTTTGGAACTAAAAGTGTACAATTAAAGTGTAATATATAGGAGGAAAAATCATGAACGTTGGAGAAAAAATAAAATTAAGGAGAAAAGAATTAAAAATCTCTGCTGATGATTTAGCTGATTATGTAGGTGTATCACGATCTACTATTTTTCGTTATGAAAAAGGCGATATAGAAAAAGTAGGCCCTGAAGTTTTGAAAAAGATTGCTGATAAGTTGCGCATTTCTCCCGCTGAACTTATGGGTTGGAGTGATGAAACTTCAGTAGAAACAAAAACATATACAGATTTAGACCTACGCAAAATGGCTGAGAATGCTAAAACATTTGACGGTAAACCGTTAAATGAAGATGATATTGAAGCCATACAGAATATCATAGAAATATACTTGAGCGGTAGAAAATGAGCATCAATGAAATTTGCGAAAAATACGGGGTGCGTGTTGAATACTTTGATAAAGACTTATGGAACAGAAACGGCATTTATATAGATGAAATTAAAGTAGTCTTTGTAAGTAAAGACTTAGCACCCGAAAAGCAAAAGCAAGTTATACTTCATGAGTTAGGACATATAGAACATACTAAGGAAGAATATAAAAATACTCTTATTAGATGTGAGAATGAAGCTAACAGAAATATGATCCATCATCTTTTGGTGGATGCTTTGGGTGAGTTAGACGACCCTAAAGAATTTGATTATCTCAAATTCATGGAATACTACAATCTAAAAACCATTGCTGATGAAACAATGGTTAAAGAAGAGTATTTGGCATTAGTAAATTAAAAAAATGTGCAATAACTGATCCACACTAAAAGCTGATAGAGAGGTTTCTCATGGAACAAGAACGTAAAGTTTTAGGTATTTTGGCTATTATTTTTGGGGGCATTGCCTTAATTGGCTCTTGGATGCCTATCATCAATAATTTATCTTTCATTATCGCTATTTTAGCGCTTATTTTAGGGGTAATTGGTCTATTCGTTAATAAAAAAAGACCAAAAACTTTAGCTATTATCGGTACAGTTATAGCTGTAGTATCAATGGCAATTGTGCTTGGAACTCAAGCTATGTATGCTAAATCACTTGATAACCTTAGTAAAGATATTGAAAAAACAACAATTTCAACAAGTTCATCAAATGAAACTTCAAAGAAAGAAGAAAAAACTAAGTTCAACTGGACAAAAGAACAATTTGACGCTCTTAAACAAGGTGACATTATCAACAATGGCGCTGGCGGAACTAACTACGATGATGTCATTCGTGAACACGGTGAACCAAGCGATACTAACACAACCACAGTTAATGATCACGAAAACAAAACAATCTCTTATACTTCATTTGATAAAGGATTGAAGAGTGTTGTTTTATCATTCGCAAAACAAGAGGATGGCTCTTTCCTACTCATCTCTAAAGTTGCAACAGGTCTTGAATAAATTTAATTCTTACGCTTTTTAAAATAAAAAAATCCCACGCTCTGAAAGTTTGGCGACTGCGAGCGTGAGATTATCAAGTATAAAAAACAACCATTCAAAAGGTAGTTTTCTTATACTCTATTTTATCAAAAATAGGGGGTAAAAACAATGAAAAATACAAATAAAGTAGCGATTTATGTTCGGGTTTCTACTGCTATACAAGCTGAGGAAGGATATTCAATAGACGAGCAAAAAGACAAGCTAGAAGCCTATTGTAAAATTAAAGACTGGAAAATATACGATACTTACGTTGACGGCGGTTTTTCAGGCTCAAACACAAAACGCCCCGAACTTGAGCGCTTAATAAACGATGCGAAAAGAAAAAGATTTGATATTGTGCTAGTTTACAAGTTGGATCGCTTGAGTCGTAGCCAAAAAGACACGCTTTTTTTAATCGAAGATGTATTCTTAAAAAATGATGTTGCTTTTATCAGTTTACAAGAAAACTTTGACACCTCGACACCATTCGGAAAAGCCTCTATCGGTATGCTATCAGTATTCGCCCAGCTTGAGCGTGAGCAGATAAAAGAAAGAATGATTTTAGGTAAAGAAGGACGAGCCAAAAAAGGAAAAACGATGTCATGGACGACTATCCCGTTTGGCTATGACTACTCAAAAGAAACGGGCATTTTATCCGTAAATCCAACTCAAGCGCTTATTGTCAAGCGGATATATGAAGAATACTTAAACGGTAAGTCAGTAACTAAAATCATCAGGGACTTAAACAAAGAAGGACATATCGGGCGAAAAAGGCCATGGGGTGAAACGATAACAAAGTATTTACTCAAAAATGAAACGTATCTCGGCGTTGTGAAGTACCGAGGGCAAAAATACGAGGGGCAACATGAACCGATTATCTCTCAAGAACTATTTGACCTTGTGCAATTAGAACTTAAAAAACGGCAAATAGATGCTCTTAATAAATACAATAACCCTAGACCATTTCGTGCAAAATATATGCTTTCCGGATTGCTGAAATGCGGGTATTGTGGTGCATCATTGAGAATACACGTTACGCCAAAAGATAAAAACGGGCGTTCCTATCACAAGTATCAATGTGCAAATCGTTTCAAGAAAGAAGTAAAATGTAAATCGGGTTGGTATCCTCGCGAAGAACTGGAAAAAAACGTTTTGAAGCAGTTATCAAGAATAAAATTAGAACCACAATATCGCAAAGAAACACTTTCCAAAAATGATGAAACGATGAAAGTTGAAGAAATAAAAGAGCAACTGAAAAAAATAAACAATAGACTTGAAAAGTTGACTGAATTATACTTAGACGAGATCATCACACGGAAAGAACTAAACGCCAAAAACGAAAAACTAAAAACTGAAAAAGCATTTTTAGAAGAACAATTAAAAAGCAAAAAGAAAAACACAATCAACTTGCGACAACGTAAACTTGCCCGACTTTTGAAAGATTTTAACCCCGAAAAATTGAGTTATGAAGATGCTTCTAAAATCGTAAAATCAGTCATAAAAGAAATTGTTGTCACAAAAGAAGAAATGAATATAACGCTAGACTTTTAAGGGTTTAGCGTTGTTTTTGTATTTTAGTCAAATTGATAAGGATTAGTTAGACTAAAATACATTTTAAGCAAATAAAAAAACCGCAAGCAAACGCCTGCGGTCAAGTGTAATTAAATTTTTGATTCTTTCTATTTTATTTAGTTGTGATGAGTCCGTCAGGCTCTACTGTGAACTCAGGCTTATCAGCCATACGACCATCAGGAAGTAGTAAGTACCAGCCATCGTTATATTTAACGAAACAATCTGACTTCATATCACCATTTACTGCATCGAGATAATACCACTTGTCGTAGTATTTAACCCATCCTTTAACCATAGCGCCATCTCTACTGAAATAATACCACTTATCAGCAATCTTATTCCAGTCAGTAGCCATTTCACCTGACTTGTCAAAGTAGTACCATGTTCCATCAGGGCGTTTCTTCCACTTGTCAGCAAGCATATATCCGTTTTCATCAAAGTAGTACCATGTCCCGTCAATTTTTTCAAACTCATCCTTAGGATAAGAGCCATTAGCACGTACATACCAATAGCCGTTATCATTATTTTGCCAGCTTGTTTTTACTTCTTCAGCTTGAGCGTCTGGATTTGTCAAACGATAGGCATAAAAGTAAGGTTGACCTACTGCATTCCAGATAGCATCGTGATTGTTAACCGTGATACCATTTCTTGCATAATTACAATGAATGATATTGTCTGAGTCAACAAACATACCAGTATGACCACCAGCACCAGCTGAATAACCACGTCTTCCATAGATGAAGATATCCCCACGCTGAGCGTTCCATTCTTGGTTTTCAGCGATCAACTCATATCCATTGTTAACTAACCAGTCATGCTCATACTCTGTATTGACTGCCCAGCCAGCTGATGAAGCACCAGCACTTCTTAAAGCATAATATACTGAACTTGAACAGTCATAGCTATCAGGACCGTCACGGTCTTCCATGCTGTAATAGACTTGTCCTTGTCTAGCTTTTATCCAAGCAATAGCAGTTTCAATATTGATTGTCATTTATTTTTTTCCTTTCTTATGGTAAAACGCCCGGCCAAGGCTCACTCGTTAAGTACGAGATAGAACTTACCCGAATATCTCCGATATCACGGTCTGTTGGTACAGGGTCAGTAAACTGGAAGCGCAACATATTGCTATCTCCAGCACCTCCCAAGTACCAAGTCCCGTAAGGTGTGCCCTTGTCGTTGTAAATGCTGCCAATCAAGCTAGACTCTGACCTGAAACCTAGAGGGACTCCACTTAAACCTAAAATATAGCAATTTCGTTCTCTGTCGCTGCCTTGTGCCTCGTATCCTGCGCCACCTCGACGAATGACACCGAACCAACCCCACGAAAGACCGCCAAATTGGTAAGTAACTAAATCATTTTTTCGTCTAACTTTCAAGAATGAGTTTCCGAGTTTAGATTTAATATTTAAAGTTCTCCAACCTGTGTCTCCAGTTAACACCTCCCAGCCCTGATTGCCAGCGCCTGAGCGCTTAATCCATTTCAAAGCGCCATTTGTTACAGCGGTATCAACATAGGTTGTACCTACTGGAGCAACTACTTTACCGTTTGGCATACCAGTACCGTGGATTTCATATTCATTGACTTGTCCAGTATTGCCACTTGTCGCCGGTTGGCTTGGTAGCACGACACTTCCCCCACCTTCTGAAAGAATGAGCGTGTTTCCGGATAAGGTCAGCTTTTGAGGAATGCCTACACCATCACGACCATTCTCACCTTTAGGACCAGTTAAACCAATAGGCCCTTGAGGTCCAGTCTGTCCGATTGGTCCTTGTTCCCCACGTTCGCCCTTTTGTCCGTCTTGTCCTCGTTCGCCTTGAATACCTTGAGGTCCGATAGGTCCTTGAAGTCCGTCCGCCCCTCTTGGTCCAGTATCGCCTTGTGGTCCACGTTCGCCATCTGCTCCTTTAGGTCCTATCTGCCCTTGAATACCTTGTAAACCTTGCGGGCCTTGTGGTCCTATCGGTCCACGCTCTCCGGTTTCCCCCTTGTCACCTTTAGGTCCGGGAGTTAGTGAGATATTGCGTAGTTCTTGCTTAGTTGCAAACTGACTTGTATCAGGTTCAGGCTTGCTTTCTAACGCTGTTAAACGCTGTTTTAAGGCGCTATCGTCATAGACGGTATCTTTATCTGTCTTTGTCTTTAAAGCTTCAATATCAGCTGAAATATGGCTTATTACAGCACGATCAACTTTACTTTCTAATTCTTGTTTCGTAGCAAACCCGCTTGTGTCAATTTCTGGTTTTGTTTCTAACGCTTGCAAACGTCGTACAATTTCAGAATCGTCATAGGTTGCGCCCTCTACATGAATATTCTTGATCGCTTCTTCTAGTTCAGCTTTCGTTACAATATCCGTAATTGCCACGATGCGTTTTGTGTCTTTCTCGATGATAGGCAATTCGCTGTGCTTGTCAATTTCTGACACACGAACGCCAAACGAGAATTTTAGAATGTCCGCAGATTGCACTACTTTTTCAGCATAAACAAAGCCGTCAACGATTTCATCAGTTGTAATTAAGCTAGTATCAAATGGAATAGATACGATATTATCTTCAACCACTCCGACAACTTCCAAGAAACGATTTGTAGTTTTAAAGTGGAATAAGACGATAACTTTTTCAGCATTTACATTGTTCAAGCGTAACTCGATGAATGCGTTGTTTTTATCGTGTGAGTAAAATTCCTCTTTCACTCTGTCAGCATTATCTCGGACGTTGACACAAACGCCAGCTTGTCGTTTAATAATTTTTTTCAAAGGTTGCCCCCTTTCATACAAAATTAAAAGGAAGCCATAAGGCTTCCCTTTCTAATCTTCGCTTGGTTCTGTATAAGTTAACGCTCTTTCACTATCTGAAAGTCCTGCGGTTGTCGGGTCATTGACAACACCAACCAATACAAGAAACGCAAACAAAACATTGATAAACACTAAAATTTTATCGACTGTGTCGCCAAACTCTAGTGAGAAGTTAAAGATATTTGCAAATGCTTGCGCAAGTAGTGCCAAAGCTGGAACTAAAGCAAGCCAAAAGTTTTTGTTTTTAAGTCGTACAGACCAGTTAATTTTATTCATTTTCTTCCTCTTTGATTTCTAGCTTGAGAAATTTCTCAAACAATATTTTTATAGCACCGTTTCCGCCCAATTCAACGTAGCTTTCATAAAGCCTTGAAAGTTCTTCGATTTCATGCTGACTTGTCTTTCCACGGCGTATTGCTTTTTTTAAGTTTTCTTGCAATCGAAAGCGTTGTAACCGTTGTAAGCCTTTCCCGATAATCGTTAGGTTTCGTTGGTTATCTTTTCCAATTTCTTCCACGCTTGAAACTGACTTCTCAAGGGTATCTATCTTATTAGATAGACCCTCAAGGCGTTTGTCAGCTTCTTTTGATGTTTTTGTACTCTTGAATGAAAAATAACTTGGAATAATAACGACTAGAACGGGCGTAAGCTTATCTATTAACGTTAGAAAGTCCAATCTAACCACCCTCTTTCTAAATTGGATGACTATTGAACGGGTTGAGTTTCTAGATCGTTAGATGGTTTAGGCTCTGTCCACTTCCAAATACCAAGCTTACCGTTTTGCTCAAGGCTTGCGAGTTCTTCAAGTGTTTGTCCTTGATAAGTGAACGCTTCATTGACTTGAACCATAACACGTTTACCTTCTTGATATTTTTCAACGTGATTAGGATTTTCAAGTGTGAAGATTTCTTGTGGCTGGTAAGTCTTGCCAGTTTTTCCGAGGTCAACCAATTCAAGACCACGCTTGTATAAAACAGGATTGAGTAGATTCTCTGTGTCTGTTACACGAGCTAATACTGCCCAATCAGCAACGGCTTTGACCTCTGCGATTTTTGCATCTTTCTGCTCAAGTTTTACTTCATATTCTTGTGCTTGTGTATGCAAGTCTTCTTGTAGTTTCTTCACTCCGTCGGCTGGATTGAACTCAGTAGTCACTTGTCCAATGACTTCCTTAATTAATTCCTCGTCTGATTCGTTCACACGGTTACCGATTAGTACACGGTCAAAAGCTGTGTATGGATTTTCTTGGCGAATTGCCACGAATGTACGGTTGTTTTCTTGTAAATATTTGTTGATAACTTTAAATGTCATATATTATTCTTCCTTTTCTTTATCTGATTGTAGTTGTTGGATTTTTTCTAGCGCTTCTTCATATAAAGCTTTGTAATTGGCACATTCAATCGTCTTATTTGCTAATTGAATTGCTAAGTCGTTAATAACTTTGTCTTGTGTGTTCATTTTGACCTTCCTTATCTCCAATTATTGTAATAGCCTCGGGTATAATTGCCAGCTTTTGCTCCAAGATTTCTGAAATTATCATAGATATTATCTAAAATTTTCGATAATTGGACACCCTTGATAATAATTTCATCAACACCTGTAATGGCGTTCGTGTCCGTATGAATAGTTAATTCTTTCAAGCCATCTTGTGCACTCTGATTAAATGTTATTTTTCGTCCGTACATATTTATAGCACTTTCAACTCTATCTCCCGTTCGTCCATTCCAGATTTGAAGTCCAGCTGATGTGCTGTCCATCTGTGGTATTCCGTTTCGGTTACTTAGCAAGGCCGTGTATGATCCATCAACACCGTTAATGGTACCACTCCCAAATGCTAAATATTGTAGCGGTCTGTTAGGGAACTGGTTTCTAATACCAACACCAGAACCATTCATATTAATCTGGCCTGTTTGTAAGTCAAATGTAGTATTTCCGTTTAGAGATGAAATTCGACCACCTTTAATGTGATTCCCTGTGAAATCAACATTCTGTATCTTTGTAATCGTCGCTTGCTTTGCGAACAACTCATCGATAAACGCTTGTTGTGAAACTAGTCTTTGAATAAATGCAGTGTCGAATTTAACTTTATCGGCTGTTACTGCTTCAGCTTCTAAAATATTGGTAGTTACTGAACCAGCTTCAAAGTTAGCAGTTTTTAATTTATCAACCATGGCTGACTTGATAACCGCATTATCAATCAGTGTGTCACCAGTAATATGTGTAGCCTTCCCGATAATGCGGTTATTCCCGTTTGCACCAACGTTGATACCAGCAATAATATCTCCAGCGCTATTCAATGCCTTAATAGCAAAACTATCTTGTAACAATGACATAGTCACTCGATTATACTCACTGTTGTAGTCCGTGCTATCTACGAATTCGTCAGGAATTATGCGTTTATCAATAACCATAGGCTTATGAATAACGATATCGCCAGGGCTTGTAAGAGTAAATCTAAGGCTATATTCGTTTAGCTCGCCTGTTCTTGGAATGTCTAAATATCCTGTAAACACCTGATTGCCAGTTTCATTAAGCGAAATTTGAGAGTTATAATACATTCCCAGTTTTGCAGTGTTATCCAATAATTGGATTAAAACCCTACCATCTTTAGGTACTTTATCCACTTCGATTTCAATGCGATACCCAAGACTCTCACCTTGTTTCACAAACTTCTTAGTAAGAGGGAATCGAACCCCTAACCAGCCTGTCATAGATTCAGTGTAGTTAATTCTGATACCGTCATGATCACCATAACTAACACGTTCTAAATGCTTATCTGTTGCGACCGATGAAATGTATTTAGGGATTTTTGTAGGAGCATAAAATAGATTAGTATGGTTGCTAAATCTCTTTCCTACTTCAACCTCAAACAATTCAGAGGTTAAGGCCATGCGGGCGATGTTTGAAGCAACGTTTGAATCAGTACTACCCAACATACGCTCGTATAATTGGTTAGTCTCTTTGACTCTTTGAAAGTCTGCTTTATTTTCGTCTGAAATTCGTTTCGCTTCTTCCGCTAAATTAGCACTCGCACCAGCTTTTTTTAAGGCTTCCTCTGATTTAGCTTTAATTTCATCTAGTCCAGTTGGGCTGAATTCTTGGAACCTTTGATTGATTTCATCAGATAGCGCACGCTTGGTCTCTTCCGCTTTGTTTTTGTATTCTGCTATAGCATTATCAAATTCAAGCTTGTTGATTCGCACCTTCTCATCGAATTCTTTATTTCGTCTTTCAACTTCGTTCGCAACAGCTTTATCAATTAGCGATTCGCTAAAACCGCTCACTACATCTTTGATAGCTTGTTGACGTGTCGCACGGTCTTTAGCTTGAAGAGTTTGATAATCGCCTAATTCAGCGACTGAACGGTTATTATCCAATTTGTCGATTGTTAGCTTATGGATTCTAGCTTCAAAAGCGATTCCGATTTGGTCTCTTACGATTCCGACGCTATCTCCAATCCAAACATCTTGCTCAATCGCATTTGCTAAATCTAAAAGATTAGCTTTGAACGTAACGATAGGAACGGATAAGCGTTGCAGTTCGTTGTAAGTCGCTTTTAGCAACTCAACAGGCTCTTCGATATCCTCGTTGGTATAGACGCCGAAACGATGCTTAATAACGCCATTCTGGTGTAAACCGTAGATATTTCTAGCCGTCTCATTTGTTACATAATTCTGCCCTGCAGGTTTGTCTACAGGGTCGCCTTTAGCAGTAGACCAAACAACATCTTTAAACTGGATTCTACGACCATAACCGCCCGTTGCTTCTCCATTTTCATCCGTGCTTTGTTCACCCTTACCACGACCTATAAGTGCCGTTACAACATCATCCGACGATTCTTCGTAGGTAACATCTAGAATGTTAGAGCCATACTCGAATTGATGACCTGTAAAATGACCGAAACTTTGGCTTAGGTCAATGTATCTTCCGATGATTTTGTTTTCTACAAAGGTATATCTAACCTTGAACTCGCA